TAAAATAAACCCAATTGCTTCATTCCCAGGAGTTGGAACAGTAGTATATGGTCAGAAAACCTTACAAAGACAAGCTTCAGCACTCGATAGAGTAAATGTTAGAAGATTATTAATTGCTTTAAAATCTTACATTTCTCAAGTTGCTCAAAACTTAGTATTTGAACAAAATACTGCTGCTACAAGAAATAACTTCTTAGCCCAAGTAAACCCTTACTTAGAGTCAGTAGTTCAAAGACAAGGTTTATACGCGTTTAAAGTGGTAATGGATGATTCTAATAACACTCCAGACGTAATTGATAGAAATCAAATGGTAGGTCAAATTTACTTACAACCAACTAAAACGGCTGAATTTATCTACTTAGACTTTAACATTTTACCAACCGGAGCTACTTTCCCAGCGTAAAAGTTAAAAAATTAAATATTTATAATAAATAATTATATAGCAAAATGGCAGTATTAGACCCGAACGAAATTTTCTTTACAGCATTTGAACCTAAACAACCAAATAGGTTTATAATGTACATGGATGGTTTTCCATCGTTTATTGTAAAAGGGGTATCTGGTGTATCTTTAACACAAGGTAGTGTTCCACTTAACCATATTAACGTTCAACGCTTTGTTAAAGGTAAAACAGTTTGGAATACAATTAGCTTTACACTATTTGACCCAATTACTCCTTCTGGAGCACAAGCTGTAATGGAATGGGTTCGTTTACACCACGAATCAGTAACAGGTAGAGATGGTTACTCAGATTTTTATAAGAAAGATTTAACTTTTAACGTAATTGGCCCCGTTGGTGACGTTGTTTCAGAATGGATTATTAAAGGTGCTTTAATTACAGAAGCTAGCTTTGGCGATTACAACTGGGACACAGTAGATCAAGCAGTTGAAATCTCTATGACAGTACAACCTGATTACTGTATTTTGAACTTCTAAGAAAATTTCGAATATTTTTTAAAGAGAGCTTGGCTTCGGTTAAGCTCTTTTTTATTTTAATATGTATTAATGTAAAAGTTATTATTAATAAAAGATATGGATTTTAAATTACCTACTGAAACTGTAGAACTACCTTCTAAAGGTTTACTTTATTCTAAAGATAACCCCCTTTCTTCGGGCGAAATTGAAATTAAATACATGACTGCTAAGGAAGAAGATATCCTTACAAACATTAATTATATTAATGAAGGTACTGTATTAGATCGCTTAATGAAATCACTTATTGTAAGTGATATTAATTATAACGATTTACTTATTGGTGACAAAAATGCTATTATGATAGCAGCTCGTATTTTAGGTTATGGCAAAGATTATAAATTTACATATCAAGGTGAAACCCATACAGTTGACTTATCTCAATTAGAAAATAAACCAATTAATGAATCTTTGTTTACACAGGGTGAAAATAGATTTAGTTTTACTCTTCCTGCTACTGGAGTTGTAATAGAATTTAAACTATTAACTCACGGTGATGAAGCTTCTATTACTCAAGAAATTAAAGGCCTTAAAAAAATTAACTCTAACTCCTCAGCAGATTTAACTACTCGCCTAAAACATATGATTATATCAGTAAATGGAAGTAGTGAAAAAACTGATATTCGAAAATTTGTTGATAATTATCTCCTGGCACAAGATGCCAGGGCATTAAGAACTTATATCAACGAAATTCAACCTGATGTTGACCTTACTTTTTTTCGTGGACAGAGTGGAGAAAGAACTTCAATTCCCATTGGACTTAACTTTTTTTGGCCTGACGCCTAAAAACGCTTCTGAATTTAGAAAAAATATTCTTACTGAAGTTCATGAAACTGTATTTCATGGAGGAGGAGGTTATACTTGGAGTGAAGTTTATAACATGCCCATTTATCTAAGAAGATTTACTTTATTTAAACTTAAAGAACATTTTGATAAAGTTAATGAAGCTTCCAAACCTAAGGATAATAAAAAACAAAACCTAGTAGACAGCTCAGGTAAAATAAATACTCCTCAATTTAAAGCAGCTAGTTCTAAATACAAATAAAAACATATTCTTTTAATATTTATTACATATATATCAGAATATGGCATTAGGAGACTTATTTAATGGTGCACAACAGTCAGCAGAAGAACTTAATCAAGAATTAGCATTTATTGCTGATGCCGTATCTTCTATAGGTGACAAATTAAAAAGTGAATTAGAAGATAAACTTAATGGTGCAAGTGATGCTGCTAAACGATTAGGTAAAGGTCTTAAACAAGATTTTAAAGATACTTCTAAAATTGTAGAAGACTTAGTTAAAGCTCAAGCTAGACAAGAAAAAGGTCTTTTAACACAATCTGAAATTACTAAACTACAAAATAGATTAATTGACCTCCAAGCAGTAAAAGAACATAGGATAAACCAACTTAAACTTAAAGGCATAGAATTAAGTGAAGAAGATCTTAAGGCTATGAACGAAGAGATTAAAGCTGCTGAAGAGGTTTTAGAGAGTATTGAAAATAAACAAAACAGATTTGGTGGTTTAGCAGCTCTTGCAAATGAAAAGTTTAAGTCTCTTAAACTTAATATTAAGGATATAGCAGCAGCTGGTTTAAAATATATGATTGATCGACTTAAAGAAGTTGATGAAGAAACAACTAGCATTAGAAATAATTTTGGGGTTACTAAAGGTGAAGCAATTATTATAAACCAAACCTTAGCCCGTACTGCTCTCTCAGCTAAAACATTAGGAGTAAACTTAGAATCCGTTACAGCAGCTACTAACTCTTTAAATGCTAAACTTGGAGGAACTGCTAATTTATTTACAACTGATATACGAAATGAATCAGCATATCTTACTAAACGATTAGGTTTATCTGTTGAAGAAGCCGCAAAATTAGAAGAAGGTGTTGTTGCTGCTGGTCGTGCTGGGGGTAATTTAAGTAAACAAACTGAATCTGCTAGAAAATCTATTAAAGCTTCAACAGGTGTATCTTTAAGTTTTAGAGATATTTTAAAAGATAGTGCTAACCAAAGTGGTGCCCTTCTCCTTAACCTAGAAGCAACTCCTGGCCAGCTACAAAAAGCTGTAGCCCAAGCAAAAGCATTAGGCACTCAATTAAAAGATATTGAAGGTATTCAATCTAGTATATTAGATTTTGAAACTTCTATCGCTAACGAATTAGCAGCTGAAGCTATTACAGGTAAAGAATTAAATCTTGAAAGAGCCAGATTAGCCGCAATGACTAATGATTATATTGGTTTAACCCAAGAAGTAGTATCTCAATTTGGTTCAATTGCTGAATTCCAAAGTATGGGATATTTTCAACAAGAAGCCTTTGCTAAAGCTGTAGGGCTAAGTAAAGACAGATTAGCTGAAATTCTTAGAACTCAAGGCGCTATTAATAATAGTCTAGCAACCGGAGTAGAAACCCAAGCAGAGTCAGCAGAAGCTGGAGCAGCCGCTTTATCAGCCCAAGATAAATTAACTGAAAGTATTAATACTCTAAATTCTGTTCTTAAAAGTAGCTTAGGTTTAATGATAGGATTAGCAACTGCTTTTGGAATATTATTAGCTATTCCTACTGGGGGTATCTCATTAGGAGCTAGTGCTGCTTTAGTAGCAGGTTTAGGAGGTGCTGGTTTAGCTGTAGGAGCAGCAGTATCTGATGGTATAGCCCCCGCAGATAAAGGACCATTTACCATTACAGATTCATATGGTGCCACCGCAGTAACAGCTAAAGGTGATGGTGTTGTAGTATCTCCAAACATTTCTCAAGGTGGTGGCGAAGGTATTACTAAAGCTCAAGCTAACGAAATGATAGCTTTACTTAGAAAAGTAGCAAATAAGGACTTCTCAATTAATATGGATGGTAGAAAACTTAGTGATGCTATTGCTACCTCTGGAGTTTCTTATAACGTTTAATATTTATAATAAAATAAAATACCATGGGATTATTAAACAAATTAACACAAAACGGTTCAAACCTAACTCAATGGGATGGAAGCACACCTGGAACTATGGGTGGTGCCAATCCTCAATCTAGATTACATTATGAGTATTCTATTAATGGTAACCCTTCATTTACTAGCAAACCAAAACCTTCTCAATTAGATTTAGATGGTAACACCCCTGCTAAATACACTGATAACTTACCAGGATAAGTAAATGCCTTTAATCGATCTAAAAACCGACCTTAAATCCCTCAGATTTAAGTCTCCAGATGTTCCTGGTGATAGACCAGGTGGGGGATGGAGTAGAGAACCTTTTGTTACTCTACGTGATAACTATATCGATAGACTCACAGTTGAAGATTTAAGAAGAACTGGTGGAGAAGATTGGTTAGTTAGAGGAGGTAGCTTACTACCAGGTCGTATTCTTAGAGACGAAGAAAGATTAGCAAAGTATTTAAATCCATTTTTAGCTAAAGGAGCAACATTTCTTACTCAACAAAATCTATTATCAATAAGTGGTGTTAGAATGTTTGCGGGTTACCCCGAAAATGTAAGATTAGTTAACGTAAATAAAGCTAACGACGGCACATGGACCCCCGCTTCAACATTAGCAGCAGCAGCAGGTATTGCTATAGGAGGTCATCCTAACAAACAAGGTATAGATTTTACTGGTAATAACGATTTACTTTCTCGTCCTCAATACTTAAACCTAATTAAAGGTGGAATTTTTAATACTGGTAATAACGATGGTATAACTGAAGGTAAAAATAATAGATTATTTAATTTATACGCTAATAAAATAATAGGAGTCCCCTTAATAGCATTAAATACAGAAGCCCCAGCTTTAGGCAGATTAGGAGACTTTTTAACTAATAATAGGTTAATTAGAGGGATTGTTAGTTTTGTAAATAAAAACGTAGGTAATCCTGAAAATTTATATGCTTATTTAGGAGGTCCTCAAGCCGGTAATGATGGACTAGGTAAAACTTATATTAAAATAGGAGGCGACTCCCCTTCAAGACAATATGGAGGTTCAGTACTTAGAGGTAATAATATTGCTGATAATACTTTCCCACTTAGTTCTTCATCATTAAAATTCTCTACTTTTTCTCAATCTCAAATAGCTACTTTCCCTGCTATTAAAGATGGCTCAACTACTTTTATTAATGACTTTAGAGAAACTTTAGAAAATAAACCTAAATCATTTATTTCCAAAACACTTCCTTATAGTGAATTTAATATTGAACGAAGAGTTAATTTAGGAAATCCTGGGGCACGTGGTGTTAATAGAAGTGATTTTCAAAAAGGTCGTGATGATGATCCTAGAGGTTTAGATAAAATTAATTCATTATATCTTTACCAAAGCGAAGCTGTAACAACCGATAAAATTAAAAATGATTTAGTTAAGTTTAGAATAGCTACTATTGTAAATGATAACCCTAAAGAAGCAGTTTTTGCCCACTTTAGAGCTTATATTAATTCGTTTACAGATAGTATGAATGCTGGGTGGAATGACTTTAAATATATAGGTAGAGGTGAAGATTTTTTTACTTACCAAGGTTTTAATAATACTGTAAGTATGGGATACACAGTAGTAGCTCAATCTATTCAAGAGTTATCTATAATGTATCAAAAACTTAATTATATTAAATCAACTCTTGCTCCTAACTATTCCGATAATGGATATATGAGAGG